GGATCAGAACCAAGGACACTTAACCGAGACGCTGCCAAGTATCGCAAGCGGTTCGACAGCATCAAGCAGGACACTCGCAAGGCATCGGACAAGCGGGAGGTTCCCAAGGATCAACTGCCAACAGGAGTTCGGTCGCGCACTATATATGGCGGAGGGAGCAAATAATGGAAGATACTGACGATGTGCTAGAGAAGATCAACGCTATCTTGGCGGAACACTCCATGAACTACGCGTTTGCAATCATAGATGAAGCGGGTGACTTGTGCTACGACTACAGCAATTGGCGAATAGGCAAGATGCTGTTTGCCGACAGCCTGATGGATATGTCTCAGGATATGGCAATGCTAAACAACGCAATCTGGGCTGAAGTACAAAACAGACAAGAGGAGGAGGACGAAGAGGACTAATTATGAGCGAAGAACTAGCAATTGAGACCAAGAACTTCATCACAAAGAAGCTCAGGGACGCACAGGAAGCCACTGGGCATGGTCGTGCATGGTGTAAGCGTGAGCCTAAGAAGTGGGCTCTCGTCGCACAGCATATCATCCAGAAGCCAAATGAAGTCAACACGTTCCTGCGAAAGAACAATATTAAACGCAACTTCTACTATGATGTGCAGACAGAGCTGTTAGCAGACCCAGAGTCTTCGGAGATACGTAATGCTTGGGCATCTGAAATATCATCTGTGCTGTTCCAAGGGCTAGACACTTACCGCAAGTCGCAGAATAGCTACTCTGATCGTGTGGAGAGCGGTGACATTGAGATTGACGGCAACGAGCTATTTAAGCAAGGAAAGAGCTTGCAGGCGTTCAACGACATTCACTCAAAGCTGACGGGCAACAACATTCAGCGACACGTAGTTGAGCACCGCACGACCTTAGACGAGGCGGAGGAGTATGCTCGTAAGATGCTCGAGGACTTGCCAGAGGCAGAGATTGTAGACTAGATGAGGTTCTCAGAACATCCAATACTCAAGGGTCCGACCCCAGAAGCCATCAAGAAGCTCTGCTTCAATGACGACGGCTCTACGAAGCCAGAAGGTCTCAAGGCACTCGTGGAAATGCACCGCCAGCACGAGGACGCTATAGCCAATGCTGACGAAGACCCGCTGAACTTTGGTGTGTCACTAGAGGGCTGGGTGTATGCCGACAAGATGCTTGAGGACTACGATTCTTTAATGATCTTTGGAGGCAATCGATCAAGCAAAACCGAGTATGGCGCTAGGAGCGTCGTGAAGGCTGCACTAGAAAACCCTAAGTCTATCATCGTATGTTTCGCGCAGGACGCTGACGCATCCATTAGGACGCAGCAATCAGCCGTCTACCGCTATCTACCGCCAGAGTTCAAGGTGAAGACCAAGGGTGTGCTGGAGTATTTGAACTACACAGTCAAGAACGGCTTCACTGGGCAGTCATTCATTCTACCCAACGGCTCACAGGTGCTATTCCATACCTACAGCCAGTTCATCGCCAACCGCAGTAAGTTTGAGGGTCTTGAGCTGGGTTCTAAGACACCAGAGTGGCACAACATCGGTCTGTGGCCAGACGAGTATCTCGAAGACGGAGACCTAATCCGTACCATGCGATTCCGCCTAGCTACACGGGACGCTAAGATGATGCTGACGTTTACGCCTATTGACGGCTACACGCCATTCGTAGCTGAGTTTTTAAAGGGAGCAGAGACAAGGAAAACGCGCAAAGCACCATTGCTGGATGACGAAGAAGTTCCAGTGACGCAATATAGCCCAGAGAAGGACGCAGGTATCGTATACTTCCACTCTGAGTTCAATCCGTTCGGCGGATATGAGCGTATCGCAAAGGAACTCAAGCACAGCACTAGAGACGAGATCCTTACTCGTGCCTATGGTGTTCCAGTCAAGAGCATGACATCTCTGTTCCCCTTGTTTAGTCAAAATGTCCACGTGCTAGAACACAAGGACTTTCCCGATATATCGGATAAGAAGAAGTTCACCTGCTACCAAGTGGTTGACCCCGCTGGTGCGCGTAATTACACTAGTCTGTGGGCTGGAGTGACGGGCGTAGGCTCGGACACGGAGATTTACATCCGCAGGGAGTGGCCTGACCGCAAGACCTACGGACCTTGGGCTGAGTTTGGCGATCCACACTGGAAATTCGGACCAGCATCCAAGAAGCTAGGCTATGACGTTGTCGGATACTGCAAGTTGTTCTCGGACATCGAAAAAGAGATGGGAATCGAACCATTCGAGCGTATCGGTGACTCCCGATTCTTTGCCAACGAGAATGCCGACAATACCGACCTGTTTGATCAGTTCTCTGCCCACGACTTCCATTACGTGCCATCCATGGGTTCACAGGAGGAACAGGGACTCACAGCCATCGACGACTGGTTCTATTACAATGTAAACCTGCCCATCGACGCAGCAAACAAGCCGCGAGTCTACATACACGAGGATTGCGGCAATCTAATCTATGCCATTATCAACTATGGCGCACAAAAGAAGAAGGACGAAGCACTGAAGGATTTTATTGACTGCCTTCGCTACCTGCGAACAGCAAACTACGGTCAAGGACCAGAACACTACTCTAATGGCAAGCTAAAGTGCTTGGTCAGCTCAGGAGGATATTAATTATGACAGAATCAGAGAACGAAACATGTACATCCCTAGCGGAACAGCTAGGTAAACCATACACAGCGATGTCAATTGGCAAGCTACGAGCTGCTGTATGTTCAGAAGAAGACCTAGACGGCAAATACATCCTACCAACGGGTGTCCTAAAGATCACAGCTCAGATCAAAGGTGAGATGGACGTTATCGAGGCAGCAGCCCCAGATATTATCACGGTTCGCGTCCTGCATCAACAAACTGGCAATCCTCGCTTTGTTTTTGCCGAAGATTTAGATACACGCAAAAAAGTTAATGTATCAGTCCCCAAGCGCCACAAGGATATTATTAATCACGTCGGCAAACGACTGAAAGTAAACAAGGTAATTAAAGATGGAGTCCCCTATTACAGATACCCAGCTATCTAAGCTGTTCATAGCAGACAACGCCGAACTATGGGCGACAATCGACATGATCCGAAACGATAAGGTCGGTAACATCGACGCTATGACCGACGAGAGCTGGGCTGACTCGCTCGGATACGACGAAAATAGACTTGTAAAAATAGCGAGCCTAGTCAAGTCTAGGCGACCGCTTGACACGTGTGTTAGTCTCTCGGTATCAAGTCAGTGCGGAGTAATTAATCAATAGGACTGTCTGTGGTAAAATGAAAACAATGGCTATAACTAGAGATCAAGATAAAGACGAGTCGGATGTATATTTTGACGAGTTCGACTACAATCAGTTCAAGGAAACGTTCGATACGGATGTTGATAGTCTTGCTGATTTCATCAAACGATGCTCGGATTCTGCCGACATCCGCCATTGCCAATGGGAGGGCAAGACAACCGACCTGAAGAAGTCTGGCGAGACAGCGTTTCCGTTCCAGAACTCTAGCGACACCGAGGTTCACTTAGCCGAGTACCACATCTCCTCTCAGATCGCCATTAACGAGAACGCACTCCGCAAGTCATCTATTCGTGCCTATCCACGCAACATTCAAGACGTAGCACGTTCAGCGGAGGTCACAGCCTTCATGAAGTGGCTGCGTGACGCTGGCATCAAAGACTTCTGGCAGCAAATGGAGAAGTCAGACAACTACGCACAGGAGAAGTCTCTCCGTGTAGCATATTGCGACTACAAATCCCCCACTAAGCGTTCATACGAGAAAGTATTTGACCTAGAAGAGATCCAAAAGAGTTTCCCAGAGCAAGCGGAGGACTATATTGAGATCCTAGCCGACGAAGACCGCGTAGAGGAGGCATTGGAAGTATTTAACTCAATCCCAGGATGGGAGATCAACGAGAAGCGCGTAAAGAAGGCACTCCGCGAACTACGCAAGACTGGAACAGCTAAGATCCCAGTAACTATTGAAGATCAGGGTGAGCCAGTAGTGCAAGTCTTAGCGCCAGACGAAGAGTTCTTCGCACCAAGCTATACAACCAATTTCTGCGACGCACCTCGCTGTCACATACGTAAGCCAATGACCCCACAAGAGATTCTCAGTCGCGTAAGCTCTGAGGGCTGGGACAAGGAATGGGCTGACTGGGCAGTAGAGAATGAGCGTGGCACACTTAACGCCTTTCGTACAAGCAGCTCGATCCCGAACCCTCGGCAGCCATCTTCAATCGATGAAGACCGCGACCTGATCGATGTTGTCTTTACGTTTGAGCGTTTAATTGACCGAGACGATCTAGCAGAGGGCATTTACCTCACAGTCTGGAGTCCCGAGTTTGGTGATAGCGATGGGCAAGTCCCTCCATTCGCCAAGCGCACACTGCTCAGTGGTCTGCGCCAATTACCTTTCATCGTGCAGTCCCGTAGCTACGACGCACGTACACTATACAGCGCCCCGACAGTTCCTGAGCTGCTGAAGGCAAGCCAGAAGAACCAAAAGGTTCTCCGAGACGCAAACATGGACAACTCAGCCTACGAGGTGAGTCCCTCCCTGCTTGCGCCGCCAACGTGGGATCACGGTCGTCCAGGCCCAGGTGGCGTATATGCCACGCGCACTGGTCAAGCACCGTCATATCTGCAACGTAACACGAACTTCGGCGCTGTGTTTAATTTGGAGAAAGAGATCGTATCTGAGGCAGATCGCCTAGTAGGTCACGACCCACAAGACCCTACGTCGGTTGAAATGCAACGTGCAAGCATTAATCGCCACCTAACCTTCGCTCAAGACGTTCTAAAGCTAATATACGAAATGTATAAGCTCAAGGGTCCAGAGGAGCTGTTTTTCCGCGTTACTGGTCGCCCAGAGCCCGTTCAGTTCATCAAGGACGCAGAAGAGACCGAGATGGATGTGTCCGTAAGCTTTAACACCATGTATGACGATCCAGAGAAGATGGAGAAGATGTCACGCACCATTATTCAAGCAGCACAGCTAGATACATCTGGTCGTGTGAACAATGAGGCTGTTGTGGACTTCCTGTTGACCATGGCTGACCCAATGGCTGCTGAAACTATCTTGCTGCCCGCTGAAGTTGGCACTGACAAGGTCAAGAACGAAACACTCGCTGATATTGCTCAAATGTCCGCTGGTATCGCCCGCGCACCTGCCGCTAATGCAGCAGAACTACGTATGCAAGTTGTCGGTGAGTATGAAGGCGAGCAACAGCAAATCCAGCAGTCTGGTCAAGTTGAATCTATCCTGTTCACCAACCCTCAGTTCATGTTCCTTCTCGGAGAATACAAGAAGCAGCTTGAGATGGCGATTGCACAGAAGAAGAACGGCACTGAGTTCGGTATCTACGGAACCGAAGCAGCAAGTGTTGGCAATATGGAAACCCAGAACTTAGAATCAAACGCATAATCGTGAACTTTACTGAATTTAAGAAGCATCTTAACGATAACCCAGAGATTGGTCGTGTACTCTACGAATACTTAGAGGATCGCCGCGATCAAATGCTCTCACAGCCTTGGTATTCCCCAGACAAGTATCTGGGCAACAAGTGCCAGACAATTGCGCAGTTCCTAACAGCAGACCTAATGGAAGAGTTTAACTTCAAGAAACACTCCCGCAAGGACGACCGATAGGACACCACGTGTTATAATTTCACTAACAGCCTCCGCCTTGGCTGATTTAAACCCATAGGTAGATATGACAGATACACTAGAAGCGGACATCCCTGATTCCGAAGAAGCAATTCAGGAGAACAAATCACCAGAGCAGCGCCGACAAGACCTCTTACAAGAGCGAATCGACAAAGCAACTGGTTTAAAAGACGAGCCAGAGCCAGAAGCTCCCGAAACCGAAGACGAAGAGGACGACGAAGAAGAAGAAGTCGAAACCCCTGAAGTCGATGAGGAAGAAGAAGAAGAAGAAAGCGATGACGAGTCAGAAGACGTTCCTTCAGATGATGGAGGATTTGACATTGAGGATCTAAACGAGGAAGAGCTAGAAGCACTTACACAGCAAGTATCAGCAAAAGCAGGGAAAGCCCTGACTAAAGCTCGCTTGCAGGACAAAGAGCGGAAAGCAGAGATTGAGAAGCTACAAGAGCAAGTGCAGGAGTTATCTGCAAATGTTGTTACAAGCGACAATCCATACGCCAACATTAGATCAGTAGAGAGCGCAGACGAAGCAATCAAGCAAACGGAGGTCAACATTAAAGGTTGGAACCGCAAGCTGATTACTGATCGGGTTGAGCAATATAACGAGAAGACTGGTGAAGACGAGTCTGGAGTTATGTTCGGCAGCCAGTTCATGTCTGTAGATCAATTGCTCAATGCCATTGACAGGGAAGAGGAGAAGCTAGAGCCATTACGTAGTCGCAGGTCGGAGATCAAAAAAGTCTCAGAAACGCTTGGGGATACAGATGGTGTCATCGGAGAAGTCCGTGGCAAACTAGGGATCGAAGACGACTCGGACGAAGCTAAGGAGTATGAAACTCTTTTGTCTAACCCAAAGTTTGAGTTGGTTAAGAATATCCTCCCAGAGTATGCAAAGGAGTTAATTGAGATCCTTGGTCGTGCGGCAGTAACTAAAGTGCCAGAGACCAAGAAGTTCAGCAAGAAGCTCAAGCGCAAGGCTCCCAAGTCTAAAACGGAGAGCGTCTCACTGGATACAAAAGCTGGAAGATCACCGAAACGATCGAACAGTGCTAGTGTGCAGGTCAAAAAACTGCAGAAGATCGTAAGCGATCCAAGGCAAACAATAGCTGCTCGGCGCGACGCTGACCAGCAAATCAGAATCTTAAACAGAAAATAATATCATGGCACAAACATATTCAAGTACAGTCGGTAATCGCGAGTCTCTAAAGCAGACCGCTGAATTGCTGGCAGCAGACATCACACCCGTAACAGGCTTGCTGAATCACACAGCAACCAAGAACAAGCGCCCTCGCTGTCTCATGGACAAGCTCAAGGCTGTGGCAAATACACCACACGTTGAAGGCGCTGACACAAACACAGGTCGCGACGCATTCTCGCAAGTTCGCGAGTTTGAAGGTCAAGCACAACGCACAGTTGTTGAGTACGCTGTATCAAAAGAGCAAGAGCAAGAAGACTCCGCTGTTATCTCCAACATGATCAAAGCAGCCGACAAGTCTGCAATTGAAGTTGCGATTGACAAAGAGTACGTTCTCTGTGGTGACCAAGGCGTCACTGCTGACGTTCCAGGTACAACTGGTGGTGCTACCGCTGGTATCGGCGCTCTCATCTCAAATACTGCAGCAAATGGTGTTGACGCACTCTATGTAACTCCAGCAGCATCTATCTACGGCGGTCTCAAGGCTGACTACGATGATGCCGCAATGGGCGCACAAATCGCTTCGATGTGGAGCCAAGACACAACCATGCAAGATCTTTGGTTGGTCGCTGGTCCAGGTCTTCGCGAGCATATCGTTGCTTCGTTCACACGCACAGCAGGTGCAGCATCTCAAGTTGACTACAACGTGAATGGTACTACTACTATCCCTTGGATGGTTGAGATCATTGACTCTCAGTTCGGTCAAATCAAGATGAAGAGTGCTAATCCTAATTGTATGCCCTCCACAGACC